GCAGCAAGGGATCTACTACGGCCGCAGCGTGGCCGAGGTGATCTGGTCGAGCGACGGGCGCCGCCCGGTCGCGTTCGAGTTCGTGCACCCGCGGCGCCTCGCGTACGCGACCGATTGGAAGCTCCACCTGTGGGACGCGACGGGCTCTGGCGCGGGCATCGGCGTGCCGCAGACGGAGGCCGAGCGGGCCTTCGCGCGCTTCCCCGGCGTACCGCTGGATCTGTTCCCCGAGGGGAAGTTCGTCGTGCACCGGCCTCGCGTTCGCGGTGGCTACCCGACGCGCGAGGGCCTGGGCCGCGCGGTGTGTTGGTACTCGCTGTTCAAGCGGTTCTCCATGCGCGACTTCCTCGCGCTCGCGGAGTGGGCGGGGCGCGGCCTGCGCGTCGGGCAGTACAACAGCGGCACGGGCCCTGACGCGCCGGTGCGCGCGGCGCCCGAGGACGTGGCCGCGCTGCAGGACGCGCTCGAAGCGATGAGCTCGACGGTATCGGTGGTGATCCCCGACACGACGAAGCTCGAGGTGAAGGACGCGCCGAACGTCAACGCGATCCACGAGCGCCTCGTGGCGATCTGCAACTCCGAGATGTCGAAGGCCATCGTCGGCTCGACGCTCGGCAGCGAGGTCGGCGAGAGCGGCGGCAACCGGGCGCTCGGCGAAGTGCACGAGCGCACGACGCTGACGATCGCCAGGCGCGACGCTGAGGCGCTCTCGGCGACGCTGCGACGCGACCTCATCGGGCCGATCGTCGCGCGGGTCTACGGCCCCACGGCGCCGGTGCCGTCGATCAGCTTCTCGGTCGACCCGACGCAGGATCTCGACGCGCTCACGAAGCGGATCGACCTGATGGTGCGCGCGGGGCTCCCGCTCGCGGCAGCGGACGTGCGCAACCTGCTCGGCTTGCCCGACCCGGCGCCCGACGCGGCGCTGATGGTGCCCCCGTGACGGCGAGGTACGAGCACATCGACTTCAGCCCTCCGCAGGGCGCCCGCGACGCCGCTCGCCGCGCCCTCGAGGTGCGCGCGACGAAGCCGCCGTCGCAGCGTGGGATGACCGTCGTCGGCCTCGCGCGGGCCCGCGACCTCGCGAACGGCAAGACGCTCTCGCCCGAGACGGTGCGCCGGATGAAGTCGTACTTCGATCGCCACGAGGTCGACAAGCAGGGCTCGACGTGGGGCGAGCAGGGCAGGGGTTGGCAGGCGTGGCAGGGGTGGGGCGGCGACGCGGGCTACGCCTGGGCGCGGAAGGTCGTGCGTCAGATGGACGCGGCAGACGAGGCAGCGAAGATGAGCGACGCGACGACGACGATGGCCGACGCCGAGGTGAGCGTGGTGCCGTTCCACGAGTACCCCTTCGCCGAGGGCGCGTGGGATGCCGACGCAGCGATCCAGCGGTTGCGGGCGTGGGCCGGTGTCGACGGTGACGAGCCGTCGGCCGACGCGTGGAACGACTACGCCGAGGGCTTCGCGATCGTGCGCGGCCCGCGCGACAACCTGACCTCGTACATCCTGCCGCACCACGACGTTCGCGACGGCGAGTTGGTGACCGTCCCTGCGGGCGTGAGCGCGGCGATCGGCGCGCTGCACGGCGCTCGCGGCGGCGGCGTGGACGTTCCTGCGGACGTGCGCGACGCGGCGCTGTCGCACTTGGAGAAGCACCGTGCGGCGTGGGAGCAGTCTCGCGCCTCGCGCTGCCCGAGCGTGGCGATCACGATGGCTGCCGAGCCCGTCTCGCGCAGCGCGATCCAGATCGCGCGCCCCGGCGACTTCAAGGGTCACCCGCAGGGCGGCTTCGTGATGGACGGCGAGACCTTCGCTGGCATCATCCGCAACTTCGAGTCGTCGCGGAACCGGCGCGTGCCAGTGGACTACGAGCACGCGACGGAGATGGTCAGCGCTCCTGGGGTGCTGCAGCACGGCGCGCCTGCTGTCGGCTGGGTGACCTCGTTGGAGGTCCGCGGCGACGATCTGTGGGCGACCGTCGAGTGGTGCGACCCGGCCGCGGTGGAGGCGATCCGCAGCGGGCGCTACGCGTACTGCAGCCCCGCGATCGTGTTCGGCGCGATCGACCCCGAGAGTGGCGAGAGCATCGGCGCGCGCCTCACCAGCGTCGCGCTCACGAACCGGCCGTTTCTCGACGGGATGGAGCCGGTCACGGCGCGCGATCCGCGCGCGTCGTCGCTCTCGCCGGAGAGCGTGCATATCCCCGCGGCCGTGAAGGTCGAAAGGACACCGAAGATGGAAGACGAGAAGAAGATGGGCGAGAGCAAGGCGATGACCAAGCTCCGCTCGATGGGCGCGACGTACTGCAACCTCGACGGCCAGGCCGAAGAGATGGCGATCCTCGAAGCGATCGAGAAGATGCTCGAGAAGCTCGAGATGCTCGAGATGGCCGAGAGCGCCGCGATGAGCGACCGCGTGATCGCCGAGGGCCGCGCCCCGGCCACGGCGCGCGACCGCCTCGTGAAGCTCTGCCGCGCCGACCGGGCGACCTTCGAGGCGCTCTACCCCGCGCAGGCCGCTCCCGCGGCCGACGCGCGCCTGATGTCGACCCGCGTCTCGCCGCAGGGCGGGATGCCTGTCGAGCGCGCGCCGCAGGTGGTTCGCCACGCTGACGCCGCCGCCGACCGCGCTGCGAAGCTCATGTCCGCGGCCCCCTCCCTGTCCTACAAGGACGCGCTCCTGCAGGCCTCGCGCGAGCTCCGCGAAGAGGCGCTGGCTCCCCTCAACGCCATCCTCGGAGGCCTCAAGTGACCACCTCTCGTCGCAACATCCAGCTCGTCACGCCCTTCGCCGTCTCGTCGCTCACCGCGGCTGCGGGCGCGGTGCTCGTGCAGGGCGCGTCTGACAACAGCGCCGCGCTCCCGGCCGGCGCTGACCCCGACCCGAAGACCGTCGCGCTGCTCGGTCTGTCCTTCTACGCCGTGACCTCGTCGCAGACCGCGGCCGACGTGGTGACCGCCGGGATCTACCCCGGCGTCGCCGCTGCGTCGATCTCCCGCGGGCAGCTGCTCACGGTCGCCAACACCGCGGGCGGCGTGAAGCCTGCGAACCCCGCGGGCGGCACCAACGTCGCGACGATCGGGTACGCCATGGAGGACGCGTCCTCCGGTGAGCGCGTCGCCATCGACATCCACATCGGCAACCTCCAGGGCTGAACATGAGCAACGTGATCCAGAACATCCAGCACCAGATCCTCGGCGCGCACGGCATGAGCCCGAGCGATGTCGCGCACGTGATGAGCCTGTCGCCGTCGGTCGTGCACATCGACCGCGCGCTGACGAACCTCGTCGCGCAGTACAGCAACCGCGAGTACGTCGCCGACCAGTGCCTTCCGGTCGTGTCGGTGAAGCACCGCTCGGACAAGATCTTCGCCTTCCCGGTGAACACGATGCAGGAGGTCAGCGACAGCGCCGTCGCCGGTCCCCGCTCGCAGGTCAACGAGGTCACCTACTCGCTCACGTCGAACCTCACCTACTCGGTGACCGACTACGCGCTGATGGACTTCGTCTCGAACGACGAGATCGCGAACGCCGACGCGCCCCTGCAGCCGAAGATCTACGCGCAGGACATCGTGATGAACTTCCTCATGCTCGCCCGTGAGAAGCGCGTCGCCGACGTGGTCTTCAACGCGAGCAACTACGGCTCGAACACCGCGGCGCTCTCGGGCGGCGACCGGTGGGACACCGCGACCTCCGACCCGATTCAGAAGATCGAGGACGCGATCGAGAGCTGCTTCGTGCGGCCGAACACCCTCGTGCTCGGCGCCCAGGCGTGGATCAAGCTGCGCAACAACCCGAAGGTGCTGCAGTACATCCTCTCGCGCGCGTCGACCACCGCCGGTGACGTGCCGCTGCGCGTGAACGAGCAGCTCTTCGCCGAGGCCTTCGGGCTGGACAACGTCGTCATCGGCCGCGCGAAGTACAACTCCGCTGCCGAAGGCGCCGCTGTGAGCTCGAACTACCTCTGGGGCAAGTCGGCCGCGCTCATCCGCGTGGAGAAGACCCCGTCGCCCCGCGCGACGCGGACCTTCGGGTACACCTTCCGCTTCGGCACGATCGAGACGCGCGAGATCGTCGACAACCTCCGCGGCGTCCGCGGCGGCGTGTTCATCAAGACCTCGCACTCCGACAGCGAGTTCGTGATCGGCGGCGGTGACACCGGCTTCCTCTACACCACGGTCGTCTCCTGATGTCGCGCCGTGACCGTCGGCCGCAGCCCGAACCCTCGGCGCCGTCGGCGACGGTCGCGGAGGCGCCCCGCGCTGCCCCGGAAACGCCCCTTGCGGGCGCCGCCGCGGACAGCGCGGGCCACGCGCCCACCCTGCCTCCCCCGGCCGCTCCTGAGCCCGTCTACCGGGCGCGGGTCAACATCTTCGCGGGCTCCCGCGGGCAGTGGTCGCCCGGCGCTGAGGTGCCGTCGGCCGTGGCCCAGGCGCTCCTCGCGGACGGCTTCACGCTCGGGCGAGAGCTCGAGCTCGTCGAGGTCTGACCGTGGCCGAGCAGACGACGATCGCTACCGCGGCCGACCTCACCGGTCGCCTGTCGACGCAGGTCTACACGCGGCTCTTCGCGAAGAACGGCGGCAACGCCGTCGACACGACCTTCCGCGACCTGTGCCTCGCCGAAGCGAACAGCTTCTTCCGCACGATGACGCGCGTCGCCTTCGCGCAGGGCGTCTACTCGCTCACCGACACGATCGATCCAGCGGTGATCGGGTGCGTGGTCGACCTCGCGTGCGAGATCGCCGCGCGGCGCCACGGGCTGTGGGATGAGCAGGGGAGCTTCGCCGAGCAAGGGCGCCGCGCTCGCGAGTTCATCAAGCAGCTCAACCGCGACGCCGACGCGCGTGCGCCAGGCTCTTCGCAGACGCCACCGCTCCCGCGGGCGCAGACGCTCAACGTGCAGAACGACGTGGGGCGCGACACGAACGTCTGGAACCGCATCGCCGACTACAAGGACACGGGCGGTTTCTGATGGGGGCGCTCGTCGACGCCGCGGAAGCGATGCGCTCTGCCGTCGTGCGCGTGCTGCCCGGCGCGCTGGCCAGCGGCGGGCGCCTGGTGGCGGCGTACGCGAAGGCGAACCACCCATACACGAACCGCACGTTCCGGCTGCAGACGTACACGGAGTACCAGTTCACCGAGGGGAGCTTCGACGCGGGCTATCGCGTGCGGGTCGACGGCGGGATGTTCTACGGCTCGTACGTCGAGCTTGGCACCTCGCGTAATCGCCCGTACCCCTTCCTCGGCCCCGCGTGGCAGCAGGAGCGTGATACGGTCGCGCAGGTCGTCGCTGCGTCCATGGTCGGCGCGATCGAGCGCCTGCCATGAGCCTCGCCGCCATCGACACAGCCATCCTGACCGCGCTCGTCGCGAAGGTCGCCGTCCCTGCGACGACGACGGCTCCGTTCGCGCTCGCGGGGCGCTACGCCGGCCCGGTGACGCGGGAGGGGCTCTCGCGCGTGTGCGGCGGGCAGTTTCCCGCGGTGCTGGTGCGCTTCGACGGCGAGCAGAGCGCGCGCATCGTGAACGTGCTGGCGGACGTGGAAGACCGCGGCGTCGCGACGTGGAGCGTGATCGTCGCGCTTGAAGACCCTCGCGCCATCGACGACGCGATCAACCAGAGCGCCGCTGGAGCCGCGGGCATCCTGCAGTGCCTGGACGTTGCGCTCGGAGCGGTCAACGGGCTCATCGTGACGCCGAGCGGGACGACGTGGCGCGACCGTCCGTTGCGCGCCGCGAGCGCGGTGCCCGAGTTGGTGGACGACGGCGTCTGCTACGCGTACTCGGTGCGGGTCGAAGCGCAGCGCGATCTGCCGCTCGCGGTCAACCCGGACCCGGCTGCCGATCTGCCGCTGCTGAACCCCGTGATCGGGGACGTGAACCTCATCGGCACCGGCCTCGCCGACGCCGTGCAACCCCTCGTTCAATTCGAGTCGGAGCCCAACCCATGAAGCTGTTGATCCAAGCCGTCGAAGGCCGTCAGATGACCCTGCTCGACGCAGCGGGCCGCGTGCTGCGCGGTCGCTTCGCCGGTCGCGACAAGGCGGGCGCGCCGCTCCCTGATGGCGAGCTCGTCGCAGACCACCATCACTACCGCCGCGCGATCTTGCGCGGCGACCTCGCCCTTGTGGCAGAGCAGGAGCAACCGTGACCATCTCAATCCCTGGGCTCGGGTCGTCGCAGAAGACCCCGGCCGTCTACCTCAACGTGATCCTCGGCGGACCCGGCACGAGCGCGGGCGCTGCGCCGGAGAAGATCCTGCTGATGGGCAACCTCATCGGCTCGGCGCTCTCGGGCGCGTCGCCGACGTTCTCCGTCGCGGCGGGCACGATGCCTGTCGCCACGCCGACCTTCTGCGCTTCGGCCAGCGACGCCGTCGCGCTGTGCGGCTCGGGCTCGGAGCTCTCGCGGATGGCGGCTGCGGTCTTCGCGCAGTACCCCGCGGCCAACGTCTACCTCTGCGCCGTCGCGGAGTCCGCGGGCGCGGCGGCCGCGGCGGCTCTGACCGTCGCGACGACCTCGACGGGCGCGGGCACCGTGCGCCTGCGGCTGTGCGAGCAGGTGATCGACGTGGCCGTGGCCTCGGGCGACACCGCGACCGTGATCGCCGCTGCCATCGCGGACGCGATCAACGACGCCGCGTCGCTCCCGTACACCGCGCAGAACGCGGCGGGCGTGGTCACGATCACGGCGAAGCATCCCGGCCCGCGCGGCAACAGCCTGATCGTCGACGCCTACGTGGTGACCTCGGCCTCGCCGGTCGAGCAGCGGGTCACGTCGACCGGCATCACGTCGCCCTTCGCGACGACCTTCCAGTGGACGAGCACGGGCTCGGTCATCGGCGCGGAGTACCCCCTCACGGGCGGCGCGAACGCGGACAACTTCACCAACGCCCTCGCCGCGGTCGCCGCGTCGAAGTACAGCCGGATCGTCGTCGCGGCGAACGACGCCACGAACATCGACCGGCTCGTGACGCACCTCAACAACCTCGCGGCTGTCACGGTGGGTCTGCGGCAGCAGGGCATCGCGGCCACGATCGACACCCTCGCGAACGCCACGACGCTCGCGACCGGGCGCAACGCCTCGCGCCTCCAGGTCGCCTGGCACCACGCCTCGAAGGTGCCCGGCCCCGAGGTCGCGGCGGTGCTCGCGGCGGCGCGGCTCGCGGGCGACACCGCGGTCGGCGGCGTGCTCGGCGGCGAAGCCAGCGACCCGGCGGCGAACCTCGACGGGGTGCAGCTCGCGGTGCTGCTCGCACAGACCAGCGTCGCCGATCAGCCCACGGCGACGGAGATCGAGTCGGCGCTGAACAACGGCCTCGCGTGCGTGGTCCCGTCGAGCGCGCGCCCCGGCCTGACGGCGCTCTCGCGGAGCATCACCTCGCGGTCGCTCTACCTCGGCGTGCCGAACTACGCGGTGATCGACACCGAGTTCGTCACCGTCTGCGACTACGTCGCCGACGACCTGCAGAGCTCGCTCGCGGTGACCTACCAGGGCTTCAAGCTCGGCGCTGACAGCGCGAACGGCAACCCTCCGCTCGCGCCGAACGTGACGACGCCGTCGCTCGTGCGCAGCTTCATTCTCGACAAGCTCGCGGGCTACGAGGTCCGCGCGATCGTGCGCGACGTGACCGCCAACGCCTCGCTCCTCGCGGTGCAGGCGGACCCGGTGGTGAGCGGCCGACTCAACTGCGAGATCCCGTGCGAGCCGGTGAGCGGGCTGCACATCATCGCTGGCAACGTGCGCCAGCTCGCGAGCCTGTGAGGTAACTGACCATGGCAACGATCTACTCCGGTCCCGGCTTCGTCACGGTCAACGCCGTGCCCGTGCTTCAGTCTTCGTCGATCGACTTCGACGTGGACACGCAGAACAAGGACGTGCAGACGCTCCTTCTCGGCACCGCTGGCTTCAGCGTGGGCCCGCAGAAGGTGATGGTCCGCGTCGACAACGCCATCCCGCAGAGCGGCATGGAGTTCGACTGGGTCGGCATCGCGCTCGCGCAGGCGGTGGTGACCCTCGGCTTCAAGCTCGCGGGGAAGACGTACACCTGCACGGGCGACATTCGCACCGTGCGCGCCGGCACGAAGGTCGCCGACGCGAACTCCGTCTCGTGGGAGTTCCACGGGAAGATCACCTCGACTTCGTGATACCGTCGGCGGCGTGAGCGACCTCGACCGCTTCCGCACCGGCTCTCCCCTCGCGAAGCTGCTCGCGGGGCGCGCCCGCCCGCACAAGTCCTTCGACCTCGAGATCACCCGCGCCGAGGGGCGCACGACGATCCGTCTCGCCGTGCGCGCCCTCACCGCGGACGACGCCGCGCGCGCGCACGCCGAGGCGATCAAGTGGCTGGTGAGCACGGGCGGGTGGCACCGCGAAGACCTGATCGGCGACGCGGGCGACGCGGTGCTGAACCTCGAAGTGATGGTGCAGACGCTCGCGCGCGCTCTGGTGGACCCCGATAAGCCCGACACGCTCTTCGCGGCCGACGCCGCCGAGGTGCGGGCGCACTTCGAGGTGGACGAGATCCGCGCGTGCTGGGACGAGTACCTCGCGTGGTCGCAGGAGCGCTCGCCGTTCCGGTCGCTGAAGACGCTCGACGAGGTCCGGGAGGTGGCCGACGCCCTGGGAAAAGGGCAAGCCTCCATGACCAGCTTGCCGCGCTACGATTTCGGCACGCTGCGAGCCATTATCACTACACTGGTCGCCCAGCGTGCGACATGGATGATGGCGAACTCCTCGGCTACCTCGCGGCCGACAGACTCGCCCGACAACTCCTCCGGTCCATCGACCCCGACGATGAGCGTCGAGGAGATTGAGTAGTGCCCCGCGCGATCCTCGAAATCGACGCGAACACCGCGGGGATCGTCGCGGCCTTCGGCCAGATCCGCACGCAGGCGCAGGAGACGGAGCGCGTCGTGCGCGCGTCGATGGGCAACCTCTTCAGCGGCATCCCGCGGGGCTCGCGCCAGGCGCAGCAGAGCGTGGCTCGCGACTCTGCGCAGATGGGTCGCGACGCCGAGCGCGCGGCGCAGGCCAGCGTGCGCGCGTTCATTCGCGGCGAGGAGCAGAAGAGGCGCGCGGCGCAGCTCACCGCCGAGGGGCGCGCCCGCGCCGAGCGGCAGGCCTCGGAGCACGCCGCGGCCGAGGCCCGCAAGCGCAACCTCACCGCCGAGCAGGAGGCTCGCGTGCGGCAGAGCGTGCTCGAGCGCACCACGCGGGCCGTCGAGCGAGAGGAGCGGCAGCAGACGGCGACGGCCGAGCGCGAGGCCCGCAGGCGGGAGCGGGCGGGGCGCGACATCGCCTTCGGGCTGCGGCGCGGGCTGAACGTCGGGCGCGACGCCGCGATGCCGGTCGCCCGCGAGGCGCACTCCCAGATCCAAGACGCGCGTCGGCAGCGCGCCGACAGCGAGCACACGCTCAACGCGGCCTTCTTCCAAGCGGGCGTTGGCGGCACCGAAGCCGCTGCGATGCGCCGACAGATCGAAGCCGCGGTGTCGACGGGCCCCCTTCGGGGGCTCTCAATGGGCGACGTTGCGAGCGGTCTGATGGCGGCGCAGACCCAGTTCTCCGTGCTGTCGGGCGGCACGGCGCAGGAGCGCCAGGCGAACTTCAATCGCCAGCTGGAGCTCGCATCTTTCGCGCGCAGCACCTTCCAAGACCCCGCGGAGGTCATGCGGGTGGCCGGAATGCTCTCGCAGCAGGGGGTCACCGGCGCCGACCAGATGAGCGTGATCCGGTCGCTCACTGGGATGGCGCAGGCGGGGTCGATTGAGCTCTCGACGCTCACGAGCACGGCTCTCGGCCCGCTGATGGCGAACATCTCTCGCGTGACCAGCGCGACGCAGACTCCCGCGCAACGAGCCGCCGCGGTGCGTGCCGCCACAACCGAGACGATGGCAATCGGAGAGATCGGCGCGGCAGCTGGCTTGACGCCGCGCGACTCGCTCAACGCGCTCGCGAAGATGCGTTCGAGCGTCGAAAACCCGCTGATGGCCGAGCGCCTCAACACGCGCCTGCGCGCGGCCGGTCGCTCCGACCTCGCCGACCAGTTGATCAGTCGCGATGCGCAGGGGCGTTACGCGCTTCGCGAGCGCAGCCCGGTGGCGCTCATGTCGCAGCTCGTCTCGGGGATGGGCGGCGACGCAAACGCGGTGTCGAACCTGCTCTCGGCGGGTGGGCGCAACGCCGCGATGGTGCTCGACTCGCAGCAGCGGAGGTTGATCCTCGGCATGGCCTCGCAGACGGGCAGCGGCGAGACGATTGCGCAGCGCGTCGCGGGGATGCAGGCCGCGGGAGCGCGCTTCGGCGAGGCCGACGTGGAGCGCGGGCGCGCACTGGTCGAGAGCGAGCAGCGGACGGCGCTGCAGTCGGCCGAAGAGCAGCGCGTCGCTGCGCTGACCGACGGCACGAACGCGGTGGTGCGCTTCTCCAACGCGCTCGACAACTTCGCGAAGGCGAACCCGATATTGAGCACCGCGCTGCAGACCGGCGGCGGGCTGGTCTCGGGCGTGCTCGGCGGCGCGATGATCAACCGTCTCGGCAACTACGCGGCGACGGGGAGTGGCCCCGTCGCAAGCGTCGTACGGTTCCTCACGGGCGCGGGTGAAGCGGGCGCGACGGTCGCGGGCGCAGGTGAAGCAGGGGCCGCGGGCGCCGGGAGCGCAACTCTCGCCGCTCCTGTCATGCTCGCCACTGCGACGGTCGGTGCGATAGTCAATTCGGCCCGAACCGCCGTGTCGGGCACAGACATCTCGGGGCGTGAAGTCGGGACCGGACGTCGACTCATGGCGGGAGCAGGCACAGTGCTGACGCCTCTCGCGATGAGCGAAGGCGGGAGACAGATCGGCGAGGCGATTGGGCAGTACATCGTTGCCGCCATGCGGGAGACTCCGGTCACCGCGACAGTTTCGCCCGTCGACGCCGCGCACGCTGCCACGACGGCGGCTCCCAGGAGGTGACGCATGGCCGAGTTCGATCAGCTTCCGGAGTGCTCGTACCGCGGCATCCTCTTCCCGCTGGAGTCCAGCGACATGGAGGGCGGCAACGACTTCGTCGAGCACGTCGCCTACCGGCGGCGCGGCGCGGACATGGAGCCCGCGGGCATCAAGGCCTACCGCGGGTCGCTCACGATCCCGCTGATCAACGCGGGGCCTCTGGTCGCGCGCTACGGCACGCTCTGGCCTGACCTGCGCGGCGACCTCATCGCGGAGTTTGAGGCGCACCCGATCGGCACGCTGATCCACCCGACCTGGGGCTCGCTGGAGATCGCAGTGCAGTCGTGGTCGGCGAGCGACGACCCGACGATGCGAAACGGGCAGCGCCTCAAGGTGACCTTCGAGGAGCACAACGGGTCGCTCGCGTCGCTGGTCGGGCTCGACGGCGCGGTCACGACGGACCCGACGACGACGGTGCAGACGCAGACGGCGCAGGCCGACGCGCTCGGCGCTCCCTTCGCCGGCTACGCGCCGACGAGCGCGACGATCGACGAGCAGATGACCGCGCTGGAGAGCGCGACGGTGCTCACGAGCAGCGAGATCACCGCGGCGTTTCGCACGATGAACGCCGCGGTCGACCGCAACCTTGCGCTGCCCTCGCTTGCGGGAACGGCGGCTCACGAAGCGGTCGTGGCGCTGCTCGCGGTGCGGGTGTCGCTGCAGAGCTACTACGCGCGCTTCGCCCCGAACGTCTCCGCGGTGCGGTACTACCGGCTCCCCGCGGAGATGAGCGTCGCCGAGATCGCGCAGACGGTCTACGGAGACATCTCGCGCGTCGCCCTGCTCTACGCCGCCAACAGCTTCACCGACCCGCTCCTGGTGCCCGCGGGCACGCTGGTCACGGTGCTGCCGACGTGAGCCTCGACCCGACCGCGTTCGACCACGTTGTCGACCTCGTGCTGTGCACTAGCGGCACCGAGATCGACGTGTGGGACGAGTACGTGATCTCGCTGGATATGCTCTCGCCGGGGAACGCTTGGACGTTCGCGTTTTTCCGCAGCGCGGCGCGCCGAACGACGTGGGACGTGATCAAGCGCACGGTGCGCCTGGGCGACGACGTGGCGCTGTCGATCGACAACGCCTGCCAGCTCACCGGGCGCGTCGAGTCGATCCGCACCGAGGCCGACCGGCGCAACGGCGCGACGGTGATCCTGTCGGGTCGCGACCTCGCCGGTCCCGCGATGGACTTCGACGCCGACCCGACCTTCACGGTGCGCAACCTGACGCTCGGCGAGGCGCTCCCGCAGGTGTTCGGCCCGCTCGGGATCCCCGTGCGGGTGGTCGACTCCGCGGCAGACATCAGGGTCACCAGCGGTCGGGCGCGCGGCCCTCGTGCGACCAGCCAGACGGCCCCTCGGACTGTCGTCGTCGACCGCGCGCACCCGGTCCCTGGGCAGAAGGTGTGGGCCTTCGCGGACTCGATCGTCTCGCGCCTCGGCTACCTCTGCTGGGTCGCGCCGTCTGCCGACTCGGGGCTTGCGCTGGTGGTCGACGTGCCGCGCAGCACGGGCTCGCCGCAGTACCTCTTCACGCGCCGCGAGGTGCCCGACGGCGACGGTGCCTACGAGGGCAACATCCTGTCGGGCGGGGAGACGCTGTCGTCGAAGGGCGTGCCGACCACGATCAGCGTTTTCACCGGCAGCGACCGCGGCGCGCAGCTCTCCGCGCGCTCGGCGGTGACGACGATCAACGTCGGGCTCGGCGACCCGGTGGTGACGCGCGGCCTGGCGCTCGACCCGTTTCCGTCGCAGCCCCGCTACGTTCGCTCGCAGCGAGCTCGGACGCGGGCGCGCGCGGGGCAGGAGGCGTCGCGCGCGATCCTCGAGGCGATGCGCGGCTTTCGCACCTACGAGTGCGTCGTTCGGGGCCACGGTCAGACGCTGGACGAGCAGCGGTTGCTCTACGCGCTCAACACGGTGGCTCGTGTGCGCGACGACGTGTGCCTGGACGCGCAGGGTCGTCCGCTGGACGAGGATATGTTGATCACGGCGGTCGAGTTTCGGCGCTCGCGCGCGAGTGGTACCCTCTCGCGCCTGCGCATGGTGCCCCTCGGGGCGCTGCTGATCGAACCGGAGTCCGCGTGACCGACGACGACCAGATCACGATCGAGTTCGGGCGGGTCATCTCGGTGACCGCGGCGAGCTCGACCCGCGCGACGACGATCCAGCTCGCGGCCGTCGGGTCGGAGGGCGACGATGACGGCGCGGAGCGCGGCGACGCCGTCGAGGTGCTGCAGCCCGCGGGGGTCATGGCCTCGCCGTCGATCACGGCGACGACGGAAGCCCCGTTCGTGCGCCTCGGCGACCGTCAGGTGGCGCTCGGCCTGATCGACAAGGGCGCGCCCGCGCAGAGCGTCGAGGGCGGCGAGACGCGGGTGTACGGCTGCGGCGCGAGCAACGCGCAGACGGTGATCCGCCTGCGGGCCAACGGCGACATCGAGATCACCGCTGGCTCGACGCACGAAGTCGTCATCAACGGGGGCACGCTCAAGGTGGCGCGCGTGACCGACCCGGTGAGAATCGGCACGCTGACGGCGGTCGCGGGGCCGTACCCGGTGACGTTCACGACGACGCTGCAGGACGCCAACGGCGTGCCTGGCGTGCCTGTCGTCGGGCCGACGGCGACGCTCTCGGGCGTCATCTCCAACGCGGGCGGGGCTGCCCGCACGAAGGCGTGATCCATGGCACTGGACCCCGGCAACAGCGCGTGCACCACGGGGCTGTCGAAGCGCATCTACGACGCGCTCGTGGCGGCTCCGAGCAGCGGCTTCTCCTCGCCTCTCGCGGCGGCGCAGGTCGACGCGCTGAAGGCGATCGCCCACAGCGTCGCGACCTCGGTCGTGGACGAGATCACGGCGAACGCCGTCGTGTCGATCACCGTGCCAGCGGGGGCGTTCGGGGCGAGCATCCCGCCCTCTCCGTACGTCTTCACCGTGGGGGTCTCGTGAGCGGCAGCGTGTACGCGCGCACCCGGCGGCGCAATCCTGCGACGGGCGAGGTGCTGATGTCGGGGAACACCTGGGAGCTCGCGCCCGCGCCCGCGGCCGAGATCGTCGCGATGACCCTGCGCACCCAGCTCGGCGCGTGCGCCCTCGACCTCGGCCTCGGGGTCGATTGGGAGTCGCTGCGCAAGGTCGCGACGGGAGCCCCGGCCTCGGCGCGCGCCGCCATCCTCGCGGGGCTCGACCGGCTCGTGCGGGCTGGCGTCATCGCTGATCTTTCTGTTAGCGTCCGCGGCGACAGCGGCGACCGTTTGCTGTACGAGGTTCAGTACCGCGACACGCGCTCTGCGGGTCGCACGCGCATCACAGGAGCCGTCTGATGGCCTTCGTTGCCCGCACCCGCGCCGACATCCGAGACCAGCTGCTCGCCTACTGGTCGGCGGAGTACGCGCTGCGCGGCGAGACGTTGCTGACCGCGGCGGGCTCCGACGCGTACCTGCTCGCGTCGCAGATCGCCGTGATCGAAGAGGCGGTGGACGCGCAGGCCGAGCAGACGGCGCGCGACATTCTGCCGGATCAGGCGTCGACGACGGGGCTCAACCGCTTCGGGTCGGTCTACGGCGTGGCGCGCCCTGCGGGCACCTACGCGACGGCCTCGGTTCAGGTGACCGGCGCGGCACCGCTGACGACGTACACGATCCCCCCGGGGACGCAGATGGCGTACAGCGACGGCTCGCTGTACTCCGTGCCCGCGGGCACGATCACGACGGACGGGTCGAGCCTCGCGACGGTGATCGTCACCGCGCTCGCGCTGGGCTCGGCTTCGACGCGCAACGCGGGCGACGTGCTGACGTTTCAGACCGCGCCGGCTGGCCTCTCGCCGACCGGCACGGTGCTCTCTGCGGCAGCGGGCACCGACGCGGCCGACGACGACGCGTACCGGGCGATCCTGCTCGCGTACCTCTCCGAGCGCCCTGCGAGCGGCAACCGCGCCGATTGGCGCGCGTGGGCGAAGGGCTACCTCGCGACGCCCGTGGTCGACGCGTACGTCTACCCGCTCCTGGAGCCGCCGACCGTCACGCCTGGCAACGGCACGGCGGGCGTGCTCGGGTGCGTGACCGTGGTCGCGCTCGGCCCCGCGCAGGGCGACAGCACGGTCAACACGCGCATCGTGCCCGCCGACGACCTCAACACCCGTGTCGCTGGTGGACCGCTGCCGAACGTGTCGGAGTACATCGACGGGCTGCGCACGGCGCAGGGCACGCTCACGGCCACGGGCGAGCAGCTGCGCCCGGTGACGATGGGGCCGAACACGTGGGTCGTGCAGACGGCGAACACGCAAGCGCAAGCGATCGTCGCGAAGCTCACGCTGACGAGCGCGGCGGCGTTCACCTTCGTCGTCGCGCCGACCGTCCACAGCAGCTCGACGACCACGTCGCTGGTGGTGACCGGCGACTACTCTGTGACGGGGACGAACCTGTCGGGGAAGAAGGCGCTCGTGCTCGTCGGAACCGGCGTGATTCGCGGCGGGTATCAGGTCGCGACGCTCGGCACGGGGACGTACAACGGCGGCACGGGGCGCACGACCTTCCCGCTCGGGACGGCGCTTCTCGCGGCCCCCACGGGCGGGTCGACGCTGCGCGGGTACACGACCTCCTGGGAGGCGCTGCGCACGGCGGTCTTTGCGTTCTTCGACGCCCTCGGGCCGAGCGACTCGTCGCCCGCCTCGCGGTGGCCGACGGAGGACGCGGTCGGCGCGCGCTCGACGCTCTACCGCACGGCGCTGCAGGGTGCGATGACCCGCGTTGACGGCGTGCTCTCGGCGCTGCTGACGACGCCTGGGGCTGACGTGACGCCGAGCACCTGGAAGACGATCCTCACGCTGTCGACCTTCGAGGTCGTGCCGTGATCCAGTCGCTGCCGACCTCGAGCACGACGGGCCGCGCATCGACGCTCGCGATCGCGCGCCAGATGCTGCGTGCCGTCGGCTCGGGCTGGCAGGCCCCGCAGGGCTCGCTGAACGCCGCTGACGCCCTCTCCCTCGGGGCGAGCCTCGACGACGCCCGCAGGGTGCTTCTGGCGTGCTTGGACGAGGCGTACGCCGACACCGTGACGGAGATGCTCGACGAGTGGGAGACGGTCTACGGGCTCCCGGTCGTCGCGGGCCTGTCGACCGCCGAGCGGCGCGCGCGGCTGGTGGCCTACGTCCGCGCGTCTTTCGCGGGCTCGCCGCAGGGGATCGAGCGCGCGCTGGAGGCGCTCACGCAGTCGGCGGTCTCGATCAACGAGGGACCGCCGAACGGCGTGTACGTCTTCCTCTTCGCGGTGGTCGTCTCGCTGGGCTTCGTGCAGGTGCCCGAGAAGGCGGCGCAGGTGCGTGCGATCGTCGACCGGATGAAGCCAGCGCACACGAATTACAGCATCTGCAACGCCATCGGGTTTTACTGCGACGGCTACCTCGACAGCTACTGCGACACCACCGCTCTGGGAGTCTGACCATGGATCGCGTCAACACCTACTCCGTCAACGCAGTGATCACGAGCTCGCAGATGAACTCGATTCAGGATCGCGCCGTGGGCGGGGAGCCGAGCGCCGTCGGGAACCTCACGGGGCTCTCGGCGGGCGAGCGCGTCGTGTGGTTCGAGAGCGCCGTCGACCTCGCGAACGCGAAGGTGATGGTGGTCGATGAGCGGAACTGGAAGGACTTTGTCGTCGCGTGGACGCTGAACATCCACAGCGGCGCGAACCAAGAGGTTGGCGGCGCGAACGACTACCAGTGGGACCAGACGGTGACCAGCGGCGTCGCGTACCTCGGCCTCGGCGCGCTGGACGGCGCGTCGGCGCAGGTCACCGACGGCAACCCGCCAGTGCGCGCCGCGGGGGCTTCGTGGGCTGGCGATCTCGGCGGCGGCAAGTGGCTGTACGTCGACAGCTTCGACGGCTACAAGCTCAAGTTCTACAACAACACCGGCAGCACGCTAAAGACTCCAGCTCTGCGCGTCGCAGGCACCAAAACCAACAAGAGGTAGATCACCATGGGCAGCCCCGCTTCATTCGTCACCGCAGCGTCCGTTTCCGATGTCAACACCTTCACCCAGGAGCAGACCTTCGACGGCGGCATCGCCTTCGGCGTGCGCGCGTTCCTGCCCTTCGGGCACAGCAACATCGCGGCGGGCGACAACGCGACGCCCGCGAACTCGACGCCCGTCAACGACCACTGGTGCGGCGTCTCGGGTTTGAGCACTGCGTCTTTCGTCGCGGCTCGCGACGGCGGCGTCGTGAGTCTCTCGGTGGGGCTCTCGGGCAACGCCGCTGGCTCCGTCGCGATCTTCGGAATCTACAAGAACGGCGTGATCTACGACGCCGCTGCGATCGCGACGATTGCGATCGGGCAGAGCAAGGCGACCGCGACGTTCGCGCGTGGGCTCTACACCTTCGAGACCGGCGACGTGATCACGGTGCAGCATCGCGTTGGCTCGGGCTGGACTGCGACGACGGTGGACGCCGCGATCGCCGTCGAGGTCGAGGTCTGATGCCCTCGCCGCTCCTGCAGCCGATCACGGCGACTGCCACGCTCGCGGCGGGAGTCGCGACGGAGATCGACCTCAACCTCAACGGGTCGACGAACTGGACGATCGTGCTGCGCAACACCGGCGGCAACGCCGTGACGGCGCTCACGGTCGCGGTGTCGCCGCTCGGCACGCTGTTCGAGGCGGCGGCCTCGATTACGACGGGCATCCCGCTCGCGGGCGGCACCTCGCTCGCGGCGATCGTGGGCAGCTCGGAGCCCGCGCGCACGGTGCGACTGACGGCGACCTCGACGGTCGGGACCACGGTGAGCGTGGAGGCTCTCGGGCTGTGATCACCTGCGGGACGCAGATCGTGTCGGGTGCGCCGATCTACGGCGGCGGCGGTGGTGGCACGTTGCCCGACGCGCCCGCCGACGTGCTGCTCGACGCGGCGAGTCCGAGCACGATCGTCGGCCTCAACGCGAGCGGCGTC